TACGTCCGATAGTAAGTGTTTGGTATTGGTCGGACTCCATGAAGGCAAGTTCCATATTCGTAAAGTATTTGTTGGTCAGGCTTCAGTTGAGGAGATGATTGAGTGGGGTTACTCCATGGATGAGTATGTGAAACGCAACAACGGATCATATCAATTTAAAATGGAAGAGGTCTTTTTACAATCACTCTTATATAAAGACTTCTCAGCAGCCGCCAAAATTAAAAAGTACCCATTACCCGTAAGCGGCGACACCCGCAAGAAACCCGACAAGGACGCTCGTATAGAAGCAACAAGCGGTTATTATGAGCGCGGTGACGTATATATAGATGAGGACATTAAAGATGATCACCATACTCTTGAACTCATCACCCAATACTTAAACTTTGAGCCGGGTGTAAAAACTAAAAAGGACGGACCCGATGCCGTCGAGGGTGCAATGCACTTGCTCAGTCAAAACATTGTTTTAAATGCAGAGGTACAGGTTGGCGAAAGGTTCGCCAACAATAAACGAGTTTAAAAACTTCAAAGCATGGCCTTTATTGACAAGACAGATTACGAGGACAGTATTAATGAAAACATCTTAGATGACATAACCGAGTCAGATGATACCAAGCTCGACGTAGCTACGTCACGCGCAATCACTCAGGCAAAAGGTTATCTCAATGCCCGGTATGATATTGAGAATATTTTTAACAAGATAGGAGATGATCGTAACCCTGTCATATTAATGTACAGTATTGATATTGCTTTATACCACCTTCACAGTCTTCTAAATCCGCGCAAAATCCCGAAGTACCGTGAAACGAGATTTGAGAAAGCTGTGGAGTGGTTTGAAGCAGTCCGTGACTCCATGATCAACCCTCCCGATTTACCAATTGTTACAACCGGGCAAAAAGATTATGTTTTGTCAGGAGGGAACGAACGCAGGGACTCCCAAATCTGAGAGGGCATTTAAGTGCCGTTTAAGTTAAGCCAAGATGGCTTAAAGTATCGCTCAAAGTACTTGACTTCCAAACAGGGGTCTTTTAAATCAAATAAACGCATCACATGGCAGACTCAAAAAACGCAAAAATTGGCAAATCGTACATCTCCCCAACCCTTAACGATAAGCTATATGTAAATATGCTCCGCATGGGGTCCAAGGGGATCGGCACTTGGAAGAACGCCATTGACATTGCCCGCAACCCAATCCAACCAAACCGCCGCTATCTTATTGAGCTGTTCGAAGACATTAAGATTGACGCGCACTTGGAGGCCGTAATGGAGAAGCGGTCAATTGCCATCACCAACAAAAAAGTATTATTCCATCCTAACAATGAAGGCGGCACAATCAGCGAGTCAGTACAGGCAAACATCTTGGAGACTCCATGGTTTAACGAGCTACTTAAATATGGGACCGAACAAATACCTTTTGGTTTCTCCGTGGTCGAACTTATCCCGGTTGGCGGAGTCATCCAAAAGGTTGCTCTGATCCCTCGCCAAAATGTTATCCCTGAGCGGTCCTTTATTATGCTCAATGCTGGCAATATAATGGACGGCATCTATTATGATGGTGATAATGCAAGCCCTGAGTACAGCCCTTACCTCCTGAACTTCGGAGGCAAAAAGGACTACGGTAAGCTTATGACCGTAGCCCAATACGTCATATATAAGCGCGGCGGCTTTGGTGATTGGAGTCAATTTGCCGAGCTGTTTGGTATGCCATTCCGGGTAGGTAAATATGATCCATACGATGATGTCAGCCGTCAAAAATTGTATTCTGCCCTCGATCAAATGGGTGGAGCTGGCTTTGCAGTGATCCCAAACGGTGCTTCCCTTGAGTTCATTCAAAACGCTCAGGCGGGTCAATCGGACATATATAAGAACTTGGTTAATATCTGTGACGAACAGATTAGCAAATCATTCCTTGGTAACACCATGACAACCGATAGCGGCTCAAGCCACTCGCAATCTGAAACTCACAAGGACTCTGAAGAGGAGCTGAACGTGAGCGACATGCTTAAGCTGGAGTATCAACTTAACTGGGACTTCAAGAGTAAAATGGTAAACCTTGGCGCGAAGGAATTAAGCCAAGGTAAAATACAGTTTGAAAAAACTCAGGAGATACCACTTGATAAGCAGATTGAAATTGATATGCAAGTTGCTGAGCAAGTGCCAATCGCTGAAGAATATTGGTATTCAAAATATGGCGTTGCCAAACCGGACGGGAAAGCAAAACCCATCAATGCTGATCCGGCAAACCCGAAGGGTCAAAAAAAAAAGCTCCAGCTCAAAAGCAAAAGCCTGATCTTACTAAATAGCTCAATCGCTGATCTGTACTCGCACGTATGTGATCACCCTGAGCATAACTTAAGTATTGTCACGCTTGCAAGTAAGCAAGAAGCAATCGACCCTATTTGGAACCGCATTGTAAAAGGCATACACTCCGGCGAGATCAAGCCGGGCAGCGTTGATCCTGAGCTATTCAAATGGACCGCTCAACAACTGTTTAAAGGAGTTACAAAAGGCTTCGGCGGCGACTTCGACGCATTCTATCACGATGACCCTGATAGTAATATGCTCGCTCACCTTGAAACAAACGTACACGTATTCAGTGCTTTCAAAACATATCAAACACTTCGTCAGGCAACCGATCAACTTACCGATAAAGACGGCAACGTTAAATCGTTCGCGCAGTTCCGCAATGATGTAAGCGCAATCAACGATCAGTTCAATGTCAACTGGCTAAACACAGAGTACAACCAAGCCATAGCCTCAAGCCAAATGGCAAGCCTATGGGTAGATATTGAGTCGAACGCGGACGCATTGCCACTCCTGAAGTATCACACCGCTGGAGATGGTCGCGTACGTCCTGCGCACGCTTTACTTGCTGGCATAATCAAACCAGTTAACGACGAGTTTTGGAATAGCTATTACCCACCGAACGATTGGGGATGCCGTTGCGATGTAATCCAATTAGCTGAAGGTGATGTTACAAGCATGAAGGGCCGCAAGCTTCCAACACTTAAACCAATGTTTGACAGCAATACAGCCAAGCAAGGCGTGGTATTCCCTGAAAAACACCCTTACTATAAAGTAGCCAAAGAAGATAAAGAGGCTGCAAAAAATAACTTCGGCATGGACATACCGGATAAAAACAAGAAGTAAAATGATTAAAAAAAGATCTTTTATTCAACGTCTCGTCCGTATTCCTGGCATGTGGAAAATGCAATTGAATTTACTTAAGGGAGTGCCACTTAAAGACAAAGTGTCCTTCATGCTTTCAACAGCGTTAATCGTTTTAAGATAGCCCATGTCCGCAGACAATCGCTTTCCGCATCCCTTCTCAAAGCTCGCAGCAAATTACCGCGTGCTTCGCAGAAACTTGCCCATACAAGTGAGCGCAATTGCCGCACAGGAATTTAAAGAAAACTTTACCCGCCAAGGCTATCGCGGCAATACTGGAACAGTAAACTGGAAGAAACGCAAATACACCAAGCGCGACTCAGGCCGGGCAATCTTAATTTTATCCGGTCGCCTTAAGCGCGGCATTCGCATAGCTCCTCAGTTTGATTATGCGCGAGTGATCAACAATGTACCCTATGCCGCAGCTCATAACGAAGGTTTCAAGGGAACAGTAAACGTGAAATCATTTACCCGTAATCGTTATAAAACAAGTGTTGCAAAAGGTAAGGCATCAAAGAGAAGCACGCGAATAAGCTTTGTGAAAAACAAAATATCAAATCACATTGTAAAAGCGCACCGCCGTAAAATAGATTTAGTTGCTCGCCCCTTTATGATAACCACAGATCCACTACTTGAAGACATTGAAAAATTCACCTTCAAACAATTAGAAGTAATATTTAAAAAATCTTAACCATGCCAATAAGAACCGCATTTTATGAGGCTGTGATGGCCCGTGTAATCGAAAAAGTTACTGAAGTAAAACACTTCGATCTTTACTTTAATCAGTACTTTCAGGAAGGCGAGAACGGAGAGAACGAAGATAGCTTCCCGCTCACCGCTGTATTCTTTGAGTACAACCCGGCACAATGGGATAACGTAGGCAAAAATAAACAAGTAACCGCTCAAACATTTTCGCTTCATGTAATAAACTCAGTTATACAAGACGTAAGCAACCGAGAGACTCCAACAATACGCAACAAAGGACATGCTCACATGTTGATCATTGATAAGATAGTTGCATGTCTTCAGGGCTTCAATGGCACAGACTTTGGCGCAATATCCCGCACCTCCGACAAGCCTTACCACATGGCTAAAGATGATCGTATTGTTGACATCATCGACTTCAAGTCTCGCCTCACAGATCGCGCGGCAATGCCAGTGATGCAACACCTTGATAAAAAAGATGTCGTCCTAGTGATCACCCCCGATCTCGACGGCGATGCCAACGAAGTCGAAGACGACTAGCAATAAAAAAGCCCCGGTTATCGGGGCTTTTTCTTTTTCAAACTAACGAACTTTGTTTTCGTTTCTATCGGTATCACAATACACCTAGTTTTCCTGAGTTCGAAAAGTATTATCTCCATCTCCTGTTCGGAAATTTCAGATGGATTTATGGTTATAATAGGTTGGCAAAACTTTCTCATTACTTCTTATTTGAATACGCATTGATAAACGTATTATAATCACTATCGTAAAGCTTCAGCTTATGAAATACAAACGACCTACTTGGTCCCTTCATAGCCTGTACTTCAATCTCATCAGGCGTGCGCAATGTCACCATCCAAGAGTTGTCAGGACTTAGGTAAGTCACTTCAGGCTTACCCTTCACAACCTTACGTCCGCTCTCAGTAATATTAAATACCTTCAGCGCATATTGCTGAGTGTAAAATGCAAAGGCCCCTTTATTGTAAACACAATACGCCTCAGTACTGTAAGTCTTAGCCCCAAGATCATCAATGATCATGTAATTGTTACTCTTCCAAGATGTATTTATTGTATCAAATGACATGCAAATAATTGCAATCAGGGTGAGTTTCAGTGCTGTTTTCATGTATCAAATATAGTTATGTTCTTGTAATTGCAATAAGTATGCCTAAACCTTTTTTAATAATTCAAGTGATTCGGAAAGGTTATCTTTTATTCGCTCAATCGTTAATATTGATGAACTGCTGGCAGTCGTCCCATTGTTTTCAAAGAACACTCCGGGTATAACTTGAAAAAACTCACCCAGCTTAACTAAATCAGCATAGCACGGAAAGCTCATTCCTGATTCATAGTTGGTTATTGTTACTCGACTGACATTTAATTCAACAGCTAATTGCAATTGACTAATCCCTTTGTTCTTGCGTAGGAATTTAACAGTGTCTCCAAAATGGTTCATTTTATTTTCGTTTTAGTTTAGCAATCACAACAACAACCGTCTTCTGACACTTGCTGCAAAATTTATAATCAACAGAGCAGGCCGCACCGCAATCAGTACAAGTACAAATCCCCTTATCAAATAAAGCTTGAGAGGTTATGAACTTTATATTTTGCTCCGGCACTATTGCATCAATAAACGCCTTGCTGTTAAAGTATTGTTTCATGGTTTTAGTTTGAGGTTAATTTAATAATGTCCCGTTCATTCGTCATCTCAATGTCATAATGCCATGAGCTACTCGTTCCGCACGCAAGCTCATATATAACCCCACTTATCCGTATTGAAAGCGTTACCACTATTCGCAACTTTTGCTCATCATCCGTTTTTAAATAAACCGGATCACCAATTGAAAACGGGACTTTATATATTCCTTGTGACATTCGCCTTGTGTGTTAGCCCCCTCCTCTTCCTTAAGAGGAGGCAGGGAGGAGTTTATTTCCCTTTAAGTATATCCTCAACTCTGCTTGAGCTGAGGTAAAATTTATCCGCAATCATTTCAAGTATGGCAACCGTTTTGTACAGCGTCTTGCCGTTGTATTGTTTTTTTGAGAGCCGTTCAAACTCAGCTTCAATTTTCGCATTCCGTTTTACTAATCTTTTTTTGTCCCTTGCCATATTAAAAATTAAGTGACTTAAAATCCGTTCCCTGAGCGAAGTCTAAGGGCTAGTTTTCCCAACGCTTATCATTCAGGTAAGTGGTCGCATACATTTTGCTCACACCTTGCTTTATTAAAATATTCTTGTACTTCGGAATCCAGTTAATAGCCATTGTCTTATCCTTCTCACTCATCCGGTCCCATACCGCTTCAGTCTTTCTACGGCTTGATCCGTCCTTATAGTTGTACGCATTCCAAAACGCTTCAAACGAAACATCTTGCTTCAGCTCCACAAGCTCCAGCTTCTTTTTAATGCAATACTGTTTAAGTATGCCAATGCTCTGAGGCAACTTCGCCAAAAAATTACTAAGCTGTTCGCCGCTCATAACAGTCTCACCCATGATCTCAAACCCACAGATGCGGCCCTGAGTATCAAATTTAAACTGGAGATCACATTGGTGCATCTCGCTATATAACTGAAAAGCGATCATATATACTGTTTATGAATATCGTTGCAAATACTTTTAATTGTGAAGTCCGTAAACTCATCAATTGTAAAAAACTCATTATTGAACATCAAAAAAAATGCAATAGCTTGAGCGTTTGACAGGGTTATTTTGGTAATAGGAGCCGGATAATTCCAGTTTGCCAATACTTTCTCATGTAATTTTTGCAGAGTGCAAACAATCAGCTTTCTGTTAAAGTCATCATGTTGCAATGGAAGGTGAACCGCTAAATTAAGCGCGGCCTCAATAACATTCAATTGACTAACAGTAAGCTTCAGCTTAAATTTATTTTGTAGCATGTAACAAAAGATTTTCAAATTGTGTGACAAGTGTTGGCAACTCCTTCTCAGTATAATCATTCAATGGCTTATGTAAGTAGCCATATTTATTCAGGTAGTCATTCAAATGCTTCCAGTCAATTTTGCCGTTGGGTAATTCCCATTGCAAGTCGTGGCAAATACTCAGTATCTTCTTGCGCATCTTATCACAAACGTCAACAACCTTACCGCCGCTCTTCTTTAAAGTAGTGGAGCCATGCTGCGCGGCATTCAAATAGTTGATCAGGTTTTGACACTCATCAACCATCAACTCCTTTGTTGACTCTTCCCGGTTGTTGGTAAATTGCAACACTAAATCCTTCTTAGTGTCCGCGTCAATCTTCAGCTTGCTAAGCAGCGCGTGAAGTTGTTTATTTTGCCACATGCTTCTTGTCATTTCAATAGCGCGTTAATTTGTAACTCATCAAGTATTATAAGGTCATTGCTCAGCGCAACTTTCAATTTGTTCTCAGATGATTGGTCGCTAACCTGAGCCAATGTAAATGCAACATCAGCATCCAACACATCATCTTCAAATAGTATTTCAGCATGTCCAAGTTTTCCAATAAAATAATCATGCAACTCAGTAACTGGTATCAAGCCGCTCCCAATAAGGCAAACTTTTATTTTGTTTTTACACATAGTATTAAGCTTAGTTGTTGCGTTTCCCAATTAATATTTTTGTTCTTGTACATCGTTTTAATAATCTCAACACACTTCTCTCTGCAATACCCGGTATCAAGTCGGGCAACAAACTCATTGATGTTATCAAGCTTCAAGTGCTTGATGTCTTCAATGTAAATATCACCCTTGCTCTCACCCTTTAACATTACAGCCTTCTTGAGACCAAGTTGATACTTGCTATCATTCCGCAAGCGAAGCGTTGTAAATGCAACACAATCAAGCTTGTTATTCCAGTTGTAAACGAAGTCGAGTATGTCCATGCTTTTAATTTTTAAACCTCGCACTGAGCGAAGTCGAAGTGTTTGCTCCCTGAGCGGGATTCGAACCCGCATCGACCGACAACAACGGCAGCCATCTTCCATTTGAACTATCAGGGCTTACCAACTTGCTTGCTTTATGTCTAACCAAAACAAACCATGCTGACAAGTATTGTTATCTTGATGAGCGGGTCTTTTTAATGTCCCCGATCACAAGCGTAATCTCTTTAAAGGCTCTCGCCTTCGCTTGAAACTTGTATTTACAAGCCACACGTACAGGGCATTTGTGAATACATTTGTTATTGTGTCTTACTTCTAACCATACTCCATATACTCTCACTTTTCGAGTGAATAGGTTACGAAGCTTCAGCTTCCCTGTAAATAATTTTTGTAGTGCGTTCATAGTTGTATAACGGTTTTAATGATTGAGGTTTCACTTGCATAATATTTCAGGAACTCTTTTACTGCGTCTACTTTTCTAGCGCAAACAAAATCCTCTGAATGTTTTGAGGCCATTGCTGATAAAAACGGAAAAAGAAAAGTTCCAAGTTGACAGCCGTAGTACTCGTAATATGTAATTCTAAATTTTTTCATCTTGTTTTTTTTGAACCCGGTAGCGGAGTCGAGCCGCTACTTGTTCCAAACCGGGTGTTAAGCTTGCTCTTCCTTTTTCAACTCCACATAAAACGTTTCGTCTTGCGCCACTTCAATTCCGCACTTCGCAAAATGTTTGCTCACCTCTTCAATGTCACGGTCCGCCAAAAGCTTATCCTTTGCTGGCTCATCAACAGTGCGCACGTAGTCAGGCAACTTCTCTTTAAGCATTTCAACCACAGCTCCCCAAGTAAATTTTTTCAACGTCTTCAGCTTAGGCGTTCCCGTTCTGAACCCAATAACACCGTGAGCCATTTGCAAACTTTTCTTTTTGTCAAACAGTTGCGCGTTACCTTCAGCAAAAAAATGCAGCTCATCCAATTGCTCATCCTTCTCATCCTTCAGAGCAATCAACTCCTCAGCATACTTCTCCCTGATCTTTGTTAACTCAACATCCATCTTAGCGGTGATCTGCGCAGCCTTCGCGTCAGCAATTGCGTACTTAGCCATTACTAACTCAGCTTGTTCAACCGTCTTCACCTGAAGCACAGGTTTTTTTTCTCTTGTCTTTGTCATCGTGTTTGTGGTTTTTATTGTTTACTGATTATTTTCTAATTGCTCAACCGCCGCCTCTTCGCCGGGTGTGATAGCCTTCTCCTCTTCCTTAAGAGGAGACACAGAGGATTTTGAGTCTTGCAATACAATCTTCAACTGATCCCCGGCAACCTCAACCTTCTCAAAAATCTTGTACGGTTTCGTTGGTCCAAATCTGCTGCGGGTAGTAGCTACGCCGCCCTTAACATGTATTTTAATATCCGCCATGTACTCAATATCCTGTCCGGCGCGTCCGTTCGGCTTGCCGCCTGTCTCCCAGCAAATGATAATGAAGCACTTTTTTTTGTGCAACTCTGTCATGTATATGTATTGCTCTTTTGTAAGCTTCAGGTAGTCGCGACTATCAAGCACAACAAACTTGCAACGGTTCTTTTTTAGCTTCGCAAGCATCTCCTCAAAGTTGTCGCGATCTCCGAATACAATTGAACCCGGTGCGGCTGCGCTCAGGTCAATCAGTCGAGCAACATCTTGCAAGCTCTTGCCTTCGCCTTGCTCCACGCTGTTGTAGTATACCTTTCCGAATTTGCAAAGCTCAATACAAAGCTTCAGTACAAAAGTTGTCTTGCCCTGTCCGGGCTTACCAAACACAACCGCTTTAAAGTTGCGCTCAGGTTCGCCTATGGCCGCAATCCATTCCGGTGCAAGATCGTACGTCACGAACTTTTTTGCCATCAGCATATTCACTCCAAATGTGCGTCCCATCGTTATAGTGTTTTAAATTGGTTAGGGTTCTCTTTAAAAATATTTATCTCAGGAAAGTCAGGCTCACCAAGCTTAGGAAGGCCAGCCTTCAGTTGTTTGATCTTATACTCAGCGTTGCTGATTTTTAACAGGATCAAGTTTCTGTCGCTCGCTACCTTCATAAAGTAGGGGCTTTTGGTGTTCTTACCTAACCATTCGATCAGCTCTTTAAGTTTACTTTGTAGCTGTGCGTGGTCTGCTTGTAGCGTTTGAATTTCCTTGCTCATAAATTTAGAATTGAGGTATGTTTAAATATTGGTTTGACTGCAAGTGCAATGCTATTGAAGACTTGCAAGCTTCGTATTTACGTTTGAATGCGTTATCTGTCTTAAGTAAATCGTAAGCACGTTGTACACTATGCAACACAGTGCAATGAGATTTTTTGAAAGGACGCGCAATGGAGTGCAACGTTTCGTCTTCGCAAGTTTCCTTTATCAGGATCATGCAAAGCTTTCGCGCATCCGCAACTTCTCTAAATCTGTTTGTTCCGGTGATCTCTTGCACAGTGATATTTGTTTCACTCGCAACAAATTGTATGATTGTATTTTTGGTCATGGCTTCAGTTTTTTTCTTGGTAAATCAATCTCATTATTACTTCGTTTGGATATATAGTAAGCTCTTTACTCTCTTGGTGATCATTGTACAGGTCGCGCAACACACGTACAACGTCCGGCTGCAAAATGGAGTACACCTTATCAAGTGAATGCTCAACAATAAATAATCTGTTACGCCTGTCGTACTGATTTGCCCACCATGCCCAAAAGAAACGGCTGTACTTTAACCGCTTCAATCCTTCGGAATCCATCTTCAGCACGTATTGCAAGTACTCTTCACCCCGGTTCATAAGCATGGTTTGGTAATCCAACTCACTTATCTCAAGCAATTGGCAAATCAACTCTTTGTTATATTGTACAACAGGCGTTACCATTATTTTACTTTCTTTTCAATTTCCAATTTGATACGGTCAATCGTATTCTTAACCCTGCGCAAATCGTTGTTAGCGGTGTTTATCACCTCCTGAATATGCAATGGCTCATTCAGTCCGTTAGCGTGACAGATGGTTGCAATGCGCTCGTCTGTCAATGAGTGAATAGTTAAGAACTCACCACCAACACGGCTAAACAACTCTTTATAACTCTGTTTATTCTGTCGTACACCTTTCTCAATGCGAGCCTTAAGGAACGGCGCACCCGCAATCAAAAATCCGCAAGCGTCCGGTGCTTCGTTATATAAACAGTTAAACAAGCTGATCACTCCATCCTTCAGCTTATCCGCTTCATCAATTATAATCAACGGCTTAGTCGCTCCGTGTAATGATGTCACGATCTCATCAACCATCACCGGAATACTTTGTACACCTTCGTTACTCATACCCATTGCTTGTCTCAGCTTTTGTAAAAAAACTTTCTTAGTCCAAAACTCCGCACACTGTATGTAGTAAGCATTTGGATTGTTATTGCTGTACTCCTTAAGCGTAGCACTTTTACCAAGGCCCGGCTCTCCGGAAATGGCTTTCGCGTGACACGTTTGTTGCGCACGCTTAGCTATGTTTGTAATGCGTTTAAAGTTTCTGTCTTCAACAACTAACACCCACTCGCGCTCCATACCTAAGTATGCCGCAACACGGTTCCACATTTTATCTGAAATAATTTGCTCCTTCTCAACCCACTTCTTATTTACAATCATGTTAACGGTCGCGCCGCTCATGTTGCTGATTGTCTTAGCCGCAACGTCTTGTGACATCTTCAGGCCATCCATGCGAGTCTTTAAAAGCTCACTGATCTTGTGTTTTGTTTCTGTTTTCATGTTGTTGTTGTTTTGGTTTGTTTATTTATTGGTTATGTGTCTTGCAAGGTTTCCGCAGCTTAAGTGAAAAATCCAATCTTCAAGCCTGAAGATGCGAGCCATGAGTCTAGCTGCTGTTTTGCCATCGTGCTTATCAATGGCTATTTCCATTTTATGCTTCAGTTTCAGCAACTGGAATTTTACTTTAGTCGACATCGTATACATCTTCTGTGTTGTTGTTAGGTTTAACATCGTTGTCAGGTTGCTCATCGTAGCTATCCTTTGAGGTTCGGTTACTGAGCGGAATCGAAGTACCCGGATTAAGCATGTGCTTCGCTTTGTTCTGAAGAGCTTTATTGCCTCCTCCAATGGTGAAAAATGTTTTTATCATTGCATGGCTCTCCGCAATTGTGTTGATGTATGCCATGTCATCAGCATTATCGTCAATGATATTCGTGTGAGTTTCTTTTTTGAAGTCAAGCAACTTATTCAACTTCTCCGCATCACCTTCCTTGCGATCCTTCAGAGCCATTGGCTGTACTCCGGCTTCAGGTAATACAAACTTTAGCTTCTCATCTTGACTCACAACGAGAACGCTTGATAAATCATTCTCATCAAATAGTATCGTGTACTCAGTTCCAATTGTGTTGTAGAATGATTGGTCAAGCAGCATATAGTTTCGCTCCTCGCCGTTTATAGTTGCAACAACACCTCTGTTGGTCAATCGGTTTGTGTAGCCTGTTGTCTTACCAAACACTTCTAAGTAACGCTCGCGGGTAGTAATGCGTTTGTCTTGTGCGTTCTGTGCGTTGAATGCTGTAAGCCATTCAGCTTGCTTCTCTGCGCGTTCTCTTGCGAAGTTTGAATGTATCTGCGAAATAACTCCAGCCTCATCAGGGAAACTCTTTTTGTTTTTATCCAACCAATCACCATTCGCTTGATGTTTCTTCAACGCAGTGATACCCGGACCGCTCCAATTAAAATTTGGTTGTACATACTTAACATCATGCGTGCGGAAATAACTTTCAATAGGCTTGCTTCGTGCGTTTTTAGCCTGTGCAGGAGTCACATAATTTGCAACCTGAGCATAAAACTTGCTCATTTCCTTGTAAGCAAAGCGGTCACTTTGTACTTGCCATGGCAAGAAGTACTCCCCGGTGATCTCAAACGTATGGTCAACAGCCGCCTTCATAGCAAGCTTAATGTTCTCAATGTTCTCCTCGTCGCAAATGTGATACCCAAGCGGGTAATTGTTAAACGCGTCAATCACAACAATCACAGTCTTGCGCTTCCAATACACTTGAGCCTCATGGCCCTTCTTGTTTACAATGCGATCCTGATAATATAATTCGTATGGTGACTTACCGTCGATACTAAGGAATAGAAGAGGAGCCGATGGGCGATCTCTGCGGATAACTAAATCAAACTTATCTCTATGCTGTCCAACGCCGTTGCGCTGTGCAACCAGTTGCTTTTGTGTTTGTCCTTTGCTCAGTATTGACTTTACTGTTGAGAGCGAGATGCAAGGCCATCCCATTTCAGTTGCAATTTTATTATAGTCATTCGCTACAACCGTAAAAGAAAAATTGTTAGGTCTGCCATACAATTGACGAAGGACTTTAGCCGCGTCATCATTAACCTTAGCACTATTCTTATTGCCAATCTTGTTCGTGATAACGCAATGCGCACCCTTTTCAACATACTCCGCAATTTTGCTCTTGAGCTTTTGATACGACTTGGGAAGTGCAACACCATCAGCACTGATAAGGGCAATAACCCCATCATTAAAGGACCGCATACTATCAAAGCCAAGTAACTTAGCGTCTTTAGGCTTTGTTTGAGAAAGTAAAAACAAAAATTTGCAAGCCTCAGTGTACTGTTCGATCTTGTTAGCTGGCAAAGCTGATCCCTCTGCTGTTCTGTAATTTTGTAGTACGTGTAAGTCCGTTTCATTACTGATTAAGTGCTGTTTAATTATCGTTGAAGCAACATATTTGTAAGGGTTGCCGTATTTGTTCTGTACTAACTGTTTGTATTTATCCTTCAGGTTATCAAAGTGTACTAACACCTTGCGCTTGTCATCCGCATCATTCACAAAGCTCCATCCTTCAGAGCCGTCACGCTTCGCACCCTTTATCGTATACTCAGAAACGCCACAAGCAATCAGCTCAGCGAACTCCATATACAATATGTTTCCTATCAACTTCATATTCCGTTGTTGGAGCGTTTTAGTTCGTATTGCTTCTTGAGAAGCGCAGCCTTTTCAATAACAAATTGTCGGTTTTTCAATAGCAATCGGGCCACTTCAATTACATACTCGTTAGTGCGTTTATCGTTGCTGTCAAGTATTTTGCCTACATAATCCTGTGAAAACCCTGCTATATCAGCTATCAGTTTGTGATCTCCAGACCTCAGCAAACCCCTTATTTGGTCAACTGTTAAGGCATCAACATCAACCGTCTTAGTCTTGCGCGTTTTGATTTGTCGTTTTGTTTCCATTTATTTGTTGTCCTTAATGATGGGGACAAACATAATACAGAAATTCTGTATTAACAAGTATGTAGTACAGAATTACTGTACTGAGTTGTCAACAGGTTTATGAACAATTGAAAAAAGGCGCAGATATAGCGGCCCGATTTATCGCGGCATACAGACACCTTGAAAGTATTGGTACTATTACCAGTAATCAGGAGGCTGCGGCTATTTTAAAATGTACCCCGCAAGTTGTAACAGAAATACTGAAGGAAAGAATGAACCCAACGATCACAGTAATACAGAACTTCTGTATTGGTTATGGTGTTTCGTTTGAGTTCCTGTTTAATGGTAAAAAACCCATACTCAGCCCGCACCTAAATCCGCACCTAATCCCGCACCTAACTACCGAAAAAGGCAATCAAATAGCCGCCGAACCCACTGAGAAGTACAAAAAAACGTCAAAAGATAAGGACCCCATAACAGATAGAGAGATGATTGAACAATTGAAAGAGCAACTAAGGCTCAAGGATGAGATAATAGCGCGAGATCGCAAGCTATTGGAGGCATACAAGCTAATAATAGAGTCAAGAGAAGATGAGTCAGGACAGACAAAGAGAGCTTCTAGTAAAGGTCATTGAGAGTGGAGTGGGTCTATCCCTCCGGCCCAAACATACGTACTTAAACGCGCATAAAAATCAGTACAAATACCCATTTTTTCGCATTTAAGCCACATTTTACCGTAAAAATTAGATGTTCATCCCCCGTATTTGTGCAACTGATTAACCTTATAATGCAATAGGGTAGGCTTGCCGCACCCAAAATGCACCCACTATTAACCCATAATTATACCTTTCGTTCTGACCGATGAAATAGGCTTTTTGGGGTTGCGGCCTTTGTTTGTGGGCTTTTTAGGCTTTTTGGGTATCTCTCTTTATTATACCTTTGGTACTGGCCCCCCTAGAACGAGTGTAAACTCCCCTAAAAACAGTGCCAGTTAAAAATTAGTAAAAACTCACTAAATTAACTGGTATGAAAAAGAACAAGCACACAGAAGAACAGATCCTGCGTATACTGAAAGAGTATGAAGCAGGAAAAAAGGCATCCGAACTATGCAGAGAGAACGGCATAAGTGATGCAACGTTTTACAACTGGAAGAATAAATATTCGGGTATGCAGGTCAGCGAGTTGAGAAAGCTGCGAGAGCTTGAATCAGAAAACGCAAAGCTAAAACGAATAGTAGCCGATCTG